CCATCTATAAATTCTTTAAGAAAAGGAACTTGTTCTATACCCCTTAAGAGATTGTCTGATATTCCTATGTGTTTATTTATAGCTGCTCTTTGGTATACTTGTTGTTTTAATTGATTACCCATATCTGCTGTAGTATCCAGTTGGGATTGAAGATTTTTAGCTGCGTCCCCTTTAAGAGTTTTTACTTTTTCTTCAAGTTCTTTTCTTATTAGTTCATCTTTTAATATAGCAGCTGTTAGTTCTTTTTCTGATCTTATAAATTTGTCAGAGTTTTCGCTAGCTATTAATTCTTCAGCAGCAAATTTGGCTAAGTCTCTAGATAATCCTACAGTTTCTTTTTTTTGTTCTATACCTGTTTGTTGGAGTTTAAGAATTTTATTTAAAGCCTCCCTTTGAGACAATAATTCTTCTTTTGTCTCTCTAGTTAGTTTAATTTCAGCTTGTTTAGCTTTATTAAACTTTTTTTGTTCTTCTAGATTTTTTTTCTTTTCGTCTCCGTTAGCCATAGTATAATGTTATTCATGTATAAATATGAAAAAAGAAAGATATCTTGCGATATCTTTTACTTTTTAAAATTATATGTTGAAGAAGGATTTATATTAGGCCCTTGTACTGATTTATTAGAATTTGGGTTAGCTTGTTTTTGGGCTTTTTCTGTTTCTTCATTTTTTTCTTTCACATATTTATTAATTCTTAAAATGTGAAATTTTCTCATCCAAGTAGGCATATTATAGACCTCAGAGTGTATAAATCCACCACCACCATGGTACACTAGGTCATGCACTTGGGAAAATAGGATATTCCTATACTGAGGCGTCAGGCCAAAAAAAGCCGACTTCAATGGGAATGTCTACTCTTTGTAGATCCCCTCTAGCATCTTCATAATCAAAAGCTAAATCAACATCAGGTTGAATATCAGCTACATGATTTCTTAATTCTCTTGCATCTCTTGCTAATAATGTATTATCAACAAATTCTCTAATAGTTTTTCTTTCAACATCACCATTTACTGAAGTAATCATATGTTTCATTCTTGTTGATACATCTGGAGAAGCATTTTTATTAAGTTTTCTTAATCCTTTAAGTTCAGCTTCTAATGCTTTTTCATTACCATGAGATAATAATTTAAAAGTAACTTCAATTTTAGATGTTGGTAAAGTAAAATGAAATTCATTTTTACCATCTTTTATTAAAGATGCATCCATTGATTTATCTTTAATTTCTGCAAGATTAATAGTATGTTCTTCATTGTTATAAGTAAATGAATAATCTGCACCATAACCTAAAACACGAGCTGCTACCATTATAGCATTTTTATCACCTACTAATAAATCATTATAATCTACTCCTTTAGTTACTATAAGAGATCTAAGTAATTCATCTATTACTTCTCCTTTTTGAATTAAGGCTTGATTAGTTAATATGTCTTCTTCACGAGCAGTCATATATTTCATTTCTATGACTCCTTTACTTAATGGTGAATCTTTTGGATACAATAAACCTTTTGAAGGTAATGTAACTTTTTCTGAGGGGAATGTTTGTTTTTTTTCCATAACGTTATTTAATTTTTAAAACTAGTTCAGATATACATATATGTAAAATAAAAAAAGCGCCAAAAAGGCGCTTTCTTCTTATACAAATAATGTTTTAATAATTTAAGATAGCGTAATCCATTACTATTGTTATTGAAATATTCATTGGTGCATCTGAAGTCCAATCACCGTCTCCAAAATTAGCGTTTGATACGTAAGCTCCTTTTAATTTCCATTGTTCAACAACATCTCCTACAGGACCTAAAGTAAAAATATCAATGTCTTTTTTATAAAAATCAGAATAACCATCTCTACCTGTAACTGATTCGTGTGATAATCTTACCCACTCCATTACTGCTTGAGCGCCTGATGGTGTTACTGGATCATATAAATCACATGTAATGTTGTCCCAATTTGCTTTACCTTTAATTTTTCTTTTCACGTTAATATGATCAAGAACTACTTCTCCAAATGTAATACTTGGTCTAGAAATTTTCTTAACTAAATATCCTGGGATTCCATCAATGTCCATTATAAACCTGTTTTGTAATTTAGGTTCGAATGCTGTGAACATCATTTCGTTTACGTCGTATATTGCCATCTTTTATTGTTTTTTATTGTTCCGTTATAAATATAATACTTTTCTTTTTTTATGCATCAAATGTTGCTCCTGTTGGAAGGACGTTAAAGTCTAATACTATATATTCAGCTGTTTTAGTTGGTTGTAAATAAATTGCACCTACTAATTGGTTTCTATCTATTACTGTTGGAGTATTATTACTTCCATCCATTACTACTCTAAAGGCAAATAATCCTTGTCTTTGTTGGATTGATTCTAAATATGGGTTTGCTATATTTAAGAATCTTTGTCTTGTTCTGTCTGTATTTTGTTCAAACACTAAGAATTTAGAAGAACTTGCAATAAATTTCTTAACTGCTAATAGTAATCTACGAACATTAATTCTATCTAAAGCTGTTGATCTTTCTTGTAATGTTTTCTGACCCCAAATACATGGATTATTTATTCCTGGGAAACTTGCAATAGGATTAATCTTATCACTATATAACCTATCTCTTTCTGATTGGTTTAATCTTATTTTAGCTTCTATTACAGTTCCTAATACACCTCTATTTAAACCTGCTGGTGCAAACCATTCGCCTTGACCAATTTGATCTGATTTTGCTATGGCTCCTGGTACTACTACTGATGGTGGAACTAATACGGGTTTATTCACTGAAGTATCGAGTACTTTAACCCATGGATAATAAACAGCTGCATAATTAGTGTCTATTCCACTTACTGCACTTACTGTTGCATTTACTGATTTTTTAGCATCAACTAAATCCATTACAAAAAATGCGTCTCCCCTTTCTTCTACCATATCAATACCTGCATTAGCTGTTGCTGAGTGAAGATTATGTATTACTCCTGGCATAGCTAACATATTAATATCATATTCGTCTTGATTTGATAATATATCTAATGCTTTTTTATAAGCTGTGTATCCCGCTGCACTTGTTCCACTTAAGTCAAATCCATATAAATTAGCTCCTGTTGAATAACCACCTGCTAATGTACTTTCAGCTCCTGTAAATTTAGGTTTATATGGAGCTAAACCATCAAATCCTCCTTGGAAAGGCATTGAGAATTTTAACTGGCTAGATGCTGGACCTACTGCTCCTGTTGCATCTATTGAAGCACTTAATGATCCTGTTCCTAATCCTGAACTTAAATGACCTAAGTAATTGTCTACGTTAAATGCTCCCGCCATATTTGCTTCTCCTACACCATCTATAGGTTTTAAGAAGTTTGCGTTATCTGTTCGTTTATCATCAAATTTCCAACCTAAATATGCTTTACTACTATAATTCCCACCAATTGTTTGTGTTCCTTCGTATGATGCTGAAGGGAATATTATTGGGGCTTCTAAACTTCCTGTGTGCCAATTAGTTGTTGCTATTGGGTTGCTTACTGCTTTAAATCCTTTTGGTAAAATTTTAGGTGAAGTTGATTTATTTGATACTGCTTCATTCATTGATATTCTAACATAATCTGAAACATTAGGGAAATTACCTAGTAATTCAACTTTACTTAAAGTTGAGTTATAATTTGAGTATCTGTCTCCTATTTTTCTTGCTATATAATTTGGTGAATCTGGATCTAAATTACAATTATCAAATTGTTCTAAAACTACTGGTGATTTATCTTTATCACCATATGCTCTAATTTGTACTGAGAATGAAGAATATTGTTCTTCTCCGTCTATATCTGCAGTTTCTTTATGATTTAATATAGAAATTTTGTATTCTTTATTTGTTGAAGAACCATGCACTAAAGTATGGAATGTAAATAACTCTTGTGTAGCTTTTAAATCATTTAAAAACCCTGAAGTAACTGTAGGAGTTGAAGCATATGAATATCCTTCTGTATATCCTAAACCACCATTAAATACTGTATCGGTTCCTAATGCTGCAA